AAGACGGAGAAGTAAGATGACACGCAAAGATTATCAATTACTCGCTAAAACCATTGCTCAATTTAACCGCGACCTTGCTAAAGATGCAAACGGCGCTTTGACAGACACGGGTCGAGCAATCATATCTGGAGAACGCATAGCGGCACAGACTATCGCGCACAGGCTTGCTTATGAATTGCAGTTGGATAATTCCAACTTTGACCGCAAACGTTTCATTGAAGCCTGTCAATTAGATGCGGAGTTTGTAGCATGATAACCCCAACACTAAACATAAACGGCTCAAGCGCAGATGACCTTATCAACCCGCGCTTAAAGGCATGGAGCAATCTGCGGGACGCTATTGAGGCTCTGCTACAGGCTACTCCCAACGGCAGGGATTACGGCGATTACGAACAATGCAAAGATGACCGCAAAAAACATTATGACCGCATTGAGGCGATAGACAAAATCTGCAACGAAATTTACAGCGAAGCAGTAGCTATTAAAAGACAGAAAGAAGGTTAAAAATGTTATACGCAGACTTAATTCGCCAATGGGCTACTGACCGCAACCTTATCGAAGGCAGCGACATAAAAAGCCAATTCGTTAAGCTTATTGAAGAAGCTGGCGAACTGGCTGACGCTATCGTTAAAAAGAACGACATAGAGTTTGCAGACGCCATCGGTGATATGGTTGTGGTGCTAACCATTATGGCGGCGCAGAACAAAATGCTGATTGAAGATTGCATTGATGGCGCATGGCAGGAAATCAAAGACCGCAAAGGCAAGATGGTTGACGGCACCTTCTTAAAGGACGCAGATAATGTTTGATGACGATTTAAGCTGGGAAGAAGAAGAAATAGTGCTTGTTGACAGTCTTGGCATGACGCCAAGGCAATCAAACATGATGCGAATAGAAGCCATCGCCAAATTGTATGATTACACGGTTGAGGACGTTTTAGGCAAAAGCAAACTAAAGGCACTGGTTGCAGTAAGGCGCAAATGCGTTGTAATGCTTAGGGACAGGGGCCATTCAACTACGGAAATTGGGCGAATTATGCGCCGTGACCATAGCACTATATGCCATGCGCTAAAGAAGTATGAGCAAGAGGAAATTAAAGCTCTAGCTAGATACGAATTAGAAGGATGGCCTCATGACACCATCAAAGCTTAAACTAGCCAGAATGTATTTAGGCTACAGCCTAACTGACATGGCGGACGCACTGCGGCTGTCACCGACAACGGGAGCAACCACAATCCGTAAGATGGAGGCTGGCAAGGTCAACATCACTGGCCCCATTAGTGTTGCTGTAGACGCAATGATGAAGGGTTACGACCCATTCGAGGATGAGAACGACGATGACGCACCCTAACGACCATCAAGTAGGCGGGAGCCATTACGCATCCAAAAAGGTTCAGCCTTGGCAAGCTATGGAGGCATGGATGTCGGCGGAAGCATTTGCAGGATATTTGCAAGGCAATTGCATAAAGTATTTATCTCGCTATCGTGAAAAGAACGGTATTGAGGATTTGCTAAAGTGCCAGCACTACCTTGCCAAACTGATTGAGATAGAAGGCGGTAAAAAAGACTATACAGTGGGATATGGCAAGCCGCCTAAAGACACTCGCTTTAAGGCTGGTCAATCAGGCAACCCAAGGGGACGCCCTAAAGGTAAGGGCAATGCCGCTAAGTTAATTGAATTTGAAAGCTTATGGAAAATTATGGCAGAAGATATACTACAATTCCAAGCGGGGCGAGAAGCCGCTATAAACGGATTTCAGCGCGACGAACGGCGCAGCAAAGATTGGCTAGAAGGCTATGACCAAGTGAAGGCACAAACTGATGATTGAGCCATCTGCCGACGATATTAGCATAATTGAAATTTGGCATGGTCAAATTGCGTTACTAAGCAAGGACAGAGTTGCCAACATTCTTTATACACCTAAAGAAGCTGATATGGTTCTTAAGCATCTTTCGCCATATGACGATAAAATGGATACATATACCAAGGCTCTTTTTTGTGCGATAGAGAAGGGCGTCGAAATGCTAGAGAGCCATGATAAAGCAAAGGCAGAAACTAATGATTGACGCACCAAAGATTGAACAACGCCTTGTTGCTGATTTAATACCATACGCAGCTAACAGCCGCACGCATAGCGATGCACAGGTAGCGCAGATAGCAGCCAGCATTAAAGAATTTGGGTGGACGAACCCTATCCTAGTTTCTGGTGATGATACAATCATTGCTGGGCATGGTCGCTTACTGGCTGCACGCAAGTTGGCTATGGTCGAGGTTCCTGTTATTGCCCTTGACCACCTAAGCAAAGCGCAGCAACGCGCTCTTGTGATAGCTGATAACCAGCTTGCCTTAAACGCAGGGTGGGACATGGATATGCTAAAAGCTGAAATGGAAGATTTGAAATTGGATGATTTCAATATCGACATACTGGGTTTTGACGATAATTTTCTGAACAATTTATTTAATGATGAACAGCCTTCAAAAAAAGAAGGGCCTGACGTTGCATCGGCTTTTGAATTTGAAATGTTAATGAAATTTCAAAGCGAACAGCAAATGGAAGAATGGTTTGTTAAAGCGGAAAGCGAAGGCGTAGAATGCAAAATTATGTAGTAAATTTGGTTTCCGAACCACCCAAAGGTTTTCGCAGTATCAAAGCGGCACAATCAGTCGATTTGGATATTGAAAAAAAATTGGTGCATCATTTTGAAGTAAACGCAGATTTGAAATCGCCTTACAACGTCGGCTTGATTATTGGCGCGTCGGGTTCGGGCAAAACGACGCTTGCGAAAGAAATTTTTGGTGAAAATTGTTTTGACGAAATGTTGGATTTGTCCAAGCCAATTATTGAACAATTCCCATCATCAATGTCATATGATGATTGCGTAAATGTTTTGACAGGAATTGGTTTATCGCAAATTCCATGTTGGGTTAAACCCGCTGGCGCTTTATCAAATGGTCAAAAATCACGCGCCGAAGCTGCATTGCAAATGTCATCTGGTCGTGAATTTGTTTGCATTGATGAATTTACATCGGTTGTGGACAGGAATGTGGCCAAAGTGATGGCGCATTGCGTTCAAAAATATGCGCGACAATCGCAAAAACAAATAGTTTTGGTTTCTTGTCATTATGACATTGCTGATTGGTTAAACCCAGATTGGGTTATTGATTGCAATAAAGAAACATATGAAAATCGGAGGTTACTTTGGCGAAGCTTTGAACGAACCGAAAAACTCGAATTTGAAATCGCTAAATGCCACCGAAATACATGGAAAAATTTTAGCAAATATCATTATTTAAGCGACAGAATGGCGGGGGGACACAACGAAACATTCGGAATTTATCTCGAAGGTAGGCAAATTGGGTTCCAATGTTTTTCAAATTATGTGCCGCATCGCAAAGGCACGAAAAAAATCATGCATAGCAATCGCACCGTTATTCATCCTGATTATGTTGGGTTTGGGCTTGGCATTAAAATCATTGATTTGACCAGCCAAATTATGTGCGATGAAGGGTATGACGTAATGGCTAAATTTAGCAGCGTCCCAGTTTTCCGTTCAATGAGCAAAAGCAAGCATTGGTCGTTTGTGAAAGCTTCAAATAATCTGGAAAACGGTCAATTTAATCCCGGAGGAAGCATGAGCCGCAAAGGTGGTTTGCGACAAAAAACAAAAACATTTTCATTCCGATTTTTGCCAAACCAATAATCAAGCATTCATAATGTGGTCGTAATAATCACGAGCTGTAACGGCATAAATCATGGTGCAACCATCACCAAATTCATGGGCGTATGTTATTGCTTCATCAATAGTGTCAAATTGCGCCCTTGTGCGATTGCGTGGTATACGACCGCGAATGGCGGTAAAATAAACGGCATTTTCAAGGCAATAAATTTGTCGTGTATCAAGATTTGTCATTTGTTTATCTCCTGTTATATGTTTTGTGTAAATGCACTGATTAAAATGTAAAGACCTTTTTATATATGAATGATGTTAAATTAACTGCAAAACAAGAATTGTTCGCTCAATGTATTGCTGATGGCATGGGGCAAGCAGACGCATATCGCACCGCTTATGATGCAGACGGCATGAAGGATGCCACTGTTTATTCCAAAGCATCTATCATGATGGCCGAGGGCAAGGTTAAGGCAAGAGTTACTGAATTAAAGGCTGAAATGGCTGAAAAACAATTATGGACACGCGAAATGTCCGTAAAAGGTTTGATAAGCGCATACCGGATTGCGCTGGAAGCCAAAGCATCAACGGGCATGACGGCTGCGGTCAAAGAACTAAACATCATGCACGGCTATAACGAACCGACCAAGCTGGCTGTGAATATGCACTTCAAGCCCATTACGGATGAAGACTGGCTTTGACCTTCACGCCCAGCCAAAAGGATTTCATATACAGCACAGACCCATTCCCTGCGTTCGTCGGTGGCTTTGGCTCTGGCAAGACGGCTGCGGGTATCGCAAGGCTAATGCGCCTGAAGCGTTATTGCCCGTATCAGGATGTCGCATATTACCTTCCGACCTATCCGCTGATTGAAGACATCGCCTTTCAACGGTTTCCTGCTTTGTTTGAGCGCAACGGCATCCCGTTCAAGCTGAACCAGCAAAAGGCTGTGCTGGAAACGGAATTGGGCCGCATTATTTTTCGCAACATGGAACAACCTGACCGCATCGTCGGTTACGAAGTCGCCCACAGCGTTGTCGATGAACTTGATACGCTGCCCATCGAAAAGGCGCGTTCAGTCTGGAACAAGATTATCGCCCGTAACCGCCAGAAGGCATTTACGGTATCTGGCAAGCCTGTCCGCAATACAGTTGGTGTAGCTACAACGCCAGAAGGATTTCGCTTTGTCTATGACCGCTGGGTAAAGAACAAGGCTGAAGGATATGCGCTTTATCGTGCTAAGACTGCCGACAACGCCGCCAACCTACCAGCCGATTACATTAAGAACCTACAGAACAGCTATTCGTCC